ACGCTTGATCGGCCATAGCTGTGCAGTCCTTATTGCCGTAGAGTCGAAGCGCATACACTTCGCTCTCCAACTGTTTGATGTGTTTACACGCTGCTTTTGATGTCTTGTCCAAAGCCTCCTCCAGCCGCTTGATGCGTTGGTTGAGTTTTCTGTTCTCATTTAGCAGTTCGTCACGATGATCTGCTATCTCATCAATGATGCTTGATTTTGGTAGATTCACGGCTTGGCCTCCTTTTTAATTAGACTGAACAGTTCATCTCTTACGCGAAATTTTACGACCGCCTCAACCAATCCTCCGTCAGACGATTCTCTCGCTTGTTCAGATTTTGCGTCGATTGCCGCGTCAATGTATTCCAATAGTTTGGTCAGTAGTTCTTCGTTCATATCTTTGCATTCCTAGCTAGTATTTTATCAGCAACCGCTGTGCATCCCTTGTTTCCATAGAATCGAAGCACTTCAATCTCACGCTCCAACCGCTTGATGCGCTCTTGCAGCCGCAGGTTCTCTTCATCCAACAATTGCTGCTGACGGATGATTGCATTGGACGCGGTGAGGTCGCGTTCGAGACTCCTGCACAGCATGCCGAGTTCGGCCACGTTGTGCGGTGTGCTGTCTGATATTGGGGTGTCGCTCATTTCGTTTCCTTTCCTTCCAAGTACTCACTCACCGCCTCATCTGCTACGTATTGCAGTTTGTAGCCTTTGCGCTTTGCGTATTCTTTGAGTCGCTTGTGCGTGTCGTCTGACACGACAAACATCTTGGCAACGGGACGTTTGGGTTTGGGTTTGTTCATTTTATTCGCTCGTAATTGCCTCATGGATGACCTGGAAATGCTCGGCAAAAATGCCGTCTCGAATGGCCAGCGCGATCTGGCGATGCTCCTTCTGCGTACCCTTCGCACACCGCTGCTCGAAGTAATGAATCCATGAGCGAATGTTTCCAGTCATGTACAGCGTCGTCTGCGTGCAGAGCGGAAGAACCATGCGAGCAGTCTCGCGGCTCACACCCTCCTGGAGGAGCTGGCGATAGGTCTTGAACGCAAGATCGACAGACTTGGCCACCGCGTCGTACGCCCAGTCTTGATCGAACGAATCACCACTTCCCTGGCGGTTGACTCGATCCTGAGTGCGAAGTTCGACCGGCTCGGGAACATCGCTTGGCGCATATCTTTGGCTCCACTCCTGGAAGCAGAACGATTTGTGTCTGATGATCTGAGCGGAGATGGCGCGGCTGGTCTGAATCTCGACCGTCATACTGGCCTGCTCGAAAATGCTCCAGTGGCCGTTCTTGATGCAGTAGGCCAGTAGTTTTGGAGCGGTGAGCAGACTCATCTGGTTCGACGGATTGCTGACACGGGCGGCGAACGTGATGAAGTCGGATGCGGTCATGTTACCGTCGCCGACAAGTGGTTTTGTGATTGCTGCGATTTTGACTTTCATGGATGCGAATTGAATTCTTAGGTTTGAGCGTTAACTAGGAATGCGCTCCCCTCCCCCCGTCTTCCTTAGTTTAGAACGGCTTTTCTTCGTCAGACTCAGGAGCAGTCGGCGCAGGAGCTGCCTTCATGTTCTTGATGCGATACGCCCTCTTCTTCTCGCCATTCGATTCGTACTCTTCAGCACGAACGGTGATGGCCAGCTCAAGACCAATCATTGAGCGCAGGAAGTTGGCATAGCTGCCCTTGACGCCGAGGAAGTCCACCTCGGTTCCATCTGGCACATTGTGGTTGGTGGCGGCGACAAGCTGATTCACGCGGAACCAGACATTCTCCTGGTTGATAAAACGGTCGGCGATGCTCGATCCGTCCTCGGTTGCGAATGTCACCTTGCAGACCTCGCGGCCCTTGGCGTCGAGCGTTTCCTCGACCTTCATCACGGTGACGGTGTACTCGCCTTCAGCGTTGATGTAGCTGCCTCCGGCGTCTTTGCGATTAACTTTGAACATATTGTTTTAGGGATTTGGATTGTGGTCTAACTCTCGGATTTATTCAGCACCCATTTCGGGCATGAAAGTGTTTGTGTCGCTGTCGGATAGGCTGGCCAACTGTCCAGTGCGCGGCACTCGTGGAGCGTCGAGATGGCTTTACGCCGCAGATTCTCACCGGCCTGAAGCCACTCGATGTCGAGCCGATAGATGCCAACGGCGTACGGAGCTTTGCGTTCCACGGCGACGAAGATGAAGTTCTCCGCTCCGGTCATGGCCAGATAGTGCGCGGCTTGAATGTGGTAGCCGAACGAGGTGATTGTGCGGCTGAACGCTTCAGGCGATGCGTCGTCCGTTGTTTTCACATCGACCAGGGTGTGGTCCTCGACCCAAAGATCAGGGCGAGCTTTCAGAGGAATGCCGGTTTCCTCGTCCTCGGCAAACACACTGGCTTCGATCTTGTGGTTAAGATGAATGATGTCCCAGAACGGATGGCGACGGACACTGTTCGCGACGCCCTGGACATCGATGTCCTCGGCATGAGTCAGATGGATGCGTGACTTGTGCTGCTCCTTCCACGCTTTGCCTTCCTTGGTCCGACCGTCGATGTCCGGTGGGACAACGGCGACAACCTGAGAATAGAGTTGCGGTTCGAGAACAGCGGTATGAATCGCCGTACCCATCTGCATAGCTTTCGTTGGCTCCTGATGCTCGTCCAGCGCGGCTTTGTAGTGCGCCGGTGACTTGAGGATCTTGGTCATCATCGACTTTGAGAGAGCGTCAACGGCGTGATACTTCTCGGCTGGCATGTCGAAGTTGATGTGGCGGTTTAGAATACTCATTCGAGTGTAGGAGCTGAAAATGCCTTAGCCTTGGAGATGAAGCTGTCAGGATCGGATACGATCATGTTGGCCACCTTGGTCGAGACATCGCGGAAGTTCTGACCTTCCTTGATTAGGTTCTTCGAGAGCAGGAACGCATTGGCGATGTCGCTGTGCGGTTCGAGGATTTGCTCCAGCTTGTCTGTCAGCGAGAAGGTCGATTCCGGCGTCACATTGACCGTCTGGCGCGTCGGAGTGGGTTGAGCGGGTGTTGATGGGGTGTTGAAGTCGGCGGCTTCCTCGGTGGCATAAACACCGGCAACAACCTCGGGAGCCAGCATGCGGATAGCCTTCGAGATGCAGCGAGCGCGGAGCATAGCCGACGGATCTTTCTGCCAGCCAGATCCTGGCTTTGCGGGTAATAGGCCAGCTTGCTTCGCATCTTCTGCGGTGAATCCGATTTCGCATTCGTTGCCGTCGTACTTCCAGATGCCAATCGCGGCAGTCGAATCGAACTGCTTCCAGATGACCTTACCGCCGCGAGTCCGGTAACCGGCAAGCATCGCGTCTGACCGCATCGTCAACGATCCGTTGACCAGATGAAACTCTCGCTTGAAATCGAACGGAGTCTTGCGTGTGGCCAGACACTCAAGGGCAATCATGTTCCCTTGCTCATCCTTCTGACAATTAAAGACTCCGCTCCTGGCAATCCAAGATCCGAGTTCCTTCACCGCTTCAAGCGATGTCCCGATTCGAGAGTAGAACTCTCCGCTGTCAGTGCTGGTCGTTGCCAGCGATTGCGTTTGAGACGGCACTGCTACCGTCAGGTTGGTTTGTAGGTTGTTGCTCATTTGTATTCTCTATCTGCTGTTTTGGTTTCTTGGCTGCGTATGGATTCACAGCTCCGGTCATTGCTCGACTCTCAAGAATCGCCGCGATGTCGGCTTCCGTGAAAAGGATTCGTCGGCCAATTCTCCTGTGCTGGATGCCGTCGTTGCGAACGATTCGCCTTAGCGTCTCGGTGCAGATTTGGAGCATCGCTGCTGTGGCTTTGGCGGTGTAGACTTTCAAGTTTGAAAAGGGGGATGGCAACTGGGTGATCAATCACGGGTGAAATCCAAAACACCCTGTCGTGTTACCTCAACACGCTCTACGCCCAGTTGCCAAAAAATTGTCATCGTTGCGGACGTAGTGTTGCAGTCGTCTCAAGTCGTTGCAAGAGGATTTTCAAAAATTTTTCGGCCTAGTCGTTGTTCGATTCTTTGGAGGTAGGCCACCTGCTCCGGTGTTCCGTTCACGCCGCTGCCATTGAGGAACGTCACGCGCTGATCCATGAGATGATCCTTGCGCCGTTGCCATTCCTTATCGGATTCGCCGTCGTCGCGTCGGATCGTGTACGGGCCGTTGCGGAGTTCCAGGGTGTACGTTTCGGCGTTCGGATTGAACGGTTGCCGCTCTGGCTTCGGGCCGAAGCCTTCGCAAGAGTCGTCGTCGTCCTCCTGATAGGACGAACGCTGTAACGCTTCATCGATCTTGCGTTCATGCTCCTTCAAAGTTTTTTCGATCCTGCCTAAACTCTTGGTTGCTCGCTCGACGAAACCGGCAAGCGTTGCAAAATTTTGTTCAAGTTGTGTGAGTTTATCGGTTTCCATAGTCTGTTGGTTTCTGGGTTATTTCGAAGAATACTGCGGAAAGAGTCGTGCAAACTCGTCGGCCAAAGAAGGTTCGGTTGATTCCACGGGTTGCTCTTCAGCGGGTTCGTCGGCTGGCTCACCCGCTTTCCTATCATCGCCCCTCTTGCCCTTGCTTCGCTTTGCATTCTTCCGCTTGAGGCCTTCAACATCATCTTGTAACCGGCGCACGGTTGACTTCAGAACGGCTAGCTGCCGCTCAAAAGCGCGATGCTCACGGATGATCGACAGCTCGCTTGTCTCCGCATCGCTCGGTCGGAATTCGCAGCCCTTCCACTGCCGCTCAATCTTGTCGAACACCAGCACCCGACACTTCGGATGCCGCATCGAATTGAACGCCCGTATCGCCGCCGCCAAGTCGCAACCCATCTCCTGTCCGATGTAGGCCAGAACTTCCGACTTGCTGGGGTCCAGATCGTGCCGCTTTGGTGGCATCTGGCTGAACATCGTTCTTGGTGTTTTTCCTGATGGTAAATAGCTCATAACGAACTCTAGTCTGCGGTTCATACCGACCATTGTCAAGGCCCGGAAGTTAGATTTCCATTTTCTCGGTTAGATTCAACTCTTCCACGGTTAGCTACACGCACTATCTATTTCACTAAAATGAAACCCCCCTTGGGATTAAAAACCCAAGGAGGGGTGGTTTCATCCCGAAAACGGTATGCTTGCTCCCCGCCTTTGAGGGCGGTGTCGCAACCGTTCGGGATGAAAAAGAAGAAGATGCGTCGCTCAATCGCTCGACTTGAATGCCGCTCAAACGCTCTAAACGACGCGCTGATGCGTTTTGATTGCTGGATGGTGTGATGACAGCGGACATGGGTTTGGGTGCGCTAGAATCGAATCGGTCGGACGACCTAGTTTTGGCAGTGGAATGGTGGCCGACGGGACATCTAACTTTCTACGCGGTGAATGAACACCGGAGTCTGCTCGCCGACGTATGCTCCGGCTTGGTTGAATTCATGGTACTCGACTGCTTCCTCGTAGGTCATACCGCTCGCTTGAAGGTTGGCCAACACCCTTTCGTAATCGTAGGCGACGACCGGGACGCTCCCGAACGACTCGCAGATGCCGATGATGCAGTCATCGAATCCGTCCATGAGAAGCAGGTCAGGATCGATTTCGGCCAGTCTATCTCGAATGTCGCTCATGGCTTGGACCTTTCGGGCGTCGGATAAACATCGTAGTCCTCCGCCATCTCGAACGGCACGACCCGAATCCGACCTTGCGTGTACTCGCCGGGGTTCAACTCCTTGGCCGCCCGATCCGCCTCCTTGCGCGAGGAGAATTCGACCGTCTCGAATCGGACCACTCGCTCCTTCAGATCGGACCAGCCAATCGCGCCGCTGATCTGGATCTTGAATTTGGGCGGTGCGAATTGATTGCGGATCATTGGCACCCTCCCTTTCGGATTATCGAGCAAACCGTCTCCGCATCGTCGATCAGCATTCTCCGCCGATTATCGCCCTCGATGGTCGTGTCGCGGTACATCCGCGCGTAGAAAAGCGAGTCCTCCAGTATTGTTGCCGCGCAATCAGCGTTGCGGAGCCGGTTCGCCGCCTCGCGGAGCATTGGTGAATGCATCATGTGCGCGACTGATTCGAGATTCTCGATCAACTCCTTAAGCGGCATCGTGCTAGCCTGCACAAGAGCCGTTTCGGATAGGTTGCGGTAGAATTGTTTGCGGTCGATCATTGCAGCGTCTCCGGTTCGCCGATCTGCATGAGCTTGTCGCCAATCTCGCGTTCGATGATCAATTCAAGGATCTGATGGCCGTCCGCGTCTATGAGGGAGCAAATGTGCCGGTCGTCGTCGTAGATCGAGAGCGGGGTGACTCCTGGCGTCTCGCATTCGCCGTTGATGATTGCGTTGAACAGGTCAACGATGGTTTGGGCGTTGGTTTTGGACTGAATGGTTAGTTTCATTGAATTGGTTGGTTTTACCGTCCGGTGAAAGTAGGGTTTTTACTGTCGAGTTTGTTTCGAGTCGCAACTGTCAAGGAATCCTTGACGGTTTGTTTCTCAAGCTCGCGCATGACCCGGCGGCCATAGGCGCGCGTGGATGATCTTTTAAGGGCTTTTGGCCCACCTTGCCAGAGCCGAGCTAAAGATTCGTCGCTGAGATTGCGTCCGTAATGCGAGAAATAGGACTCCGCGATGAAGATTGAGACAGCGCGATTCGTGACTTGGTTGTGCGCGTAATGCGTTCCCATGATGCGGTTCACGTCGCGGACCATGATCGATTTGATTTGTAGCGCGCCAAGTTCGCCGTGTTTGCCGCGCGCATGATCGGATCCGTTTGATTCGACCTGAATGAGAGCGGACAAGAGCAATGGATGCATGATTTGATTCGGTTTTGCGGTTTATTCGTGGGATTTACTGCTCGGTTTGCCAATGTCCGACTTCCTTTTGCTTTTGGTTCACGTTGACCATGCGCCATGCGCCGCAAGGGCAGACTTGCTTGACCGTCGCCCAGCCGTGCGCGCGTGGATTCGGGCGATTTGAATCAACCGGACCAGCGAAACAGCGAGTGATAAATGTCCTTGGTTTGTGAATGTGTTTCTTCATGGCTGGCCTTTCTCACGAACCACACGTCCGCCGAATCGTTTGACCAGTCGATACGCGTCGCGCTTGGCGTTGCGGCCCTGAAACGTGTACTCGCTTTTTCGGAATTTGCCGTAGTAGGCTGTCCAGTAGACTTTCATAGCTGGCCTCCCCTCGCCTTGGCGATTACCTCGCGCGCGTAGTCTAGGTCGTCGTCGTCGGCCATTGGATGCGTGAGACGTTCAAGCGCGGAGAGAAGATCGGGGGCGGAGGCGATGAGCGTCGCATTTGCAAGCGGCTCATCCATGTGCGGCGCAAACGCGCTGACATTGACTCGCGCAAGGACAAGCTCGCCCTGCGGATGATCTAATGAAGCCTCGCTTCCATCGATGACCTCAAGGACAGACAGTTTCGAGTCGAATCGATCCTCTTCGAATCGGACAAGCCAAGGGGCGGGGGTATGGGATTTCATTGGGTTCTTAGGCGTTGGAGTTTTTGGAGATGACCGCGAAGGCGCGCGAACCGTCGCAATCTTGGCGAAGATCGGCGGTTGATAGGTAGAGGTATTCGCCGTCGTCGCATTTGACCGAGCGGAGGCGGACCGACATGCCGATCATGCGGCGCGTCCGAGCTTCCTGTCGGACCGCTTTCCGCGCGTCAGCATAGGAAGACGCAAACTCGGGCGAGGTATGATTGTATCCGATTCTGTATTTCATGGGATTTCAGGCGTAAATGTTCTCGGTTTCGGGAGTTTCGGCGGTGACGATGCGCGTCGTTTCGAGGAATTCGGACAGTTCGCCAAACTCCTCGCGCGCGGCAAGGGCTGCGTTCCGCGTGGGGAATAGGCACGGTTCGTAGTTCTCGCCGTCGGATGATTCGCGGAGGTCTGACCAGCCGCCGGTTGAGGTTGAGAGTTGGATTTTGTAGCGCATGGGGGTGGATTGATTGCTGCGGATAGATTGGCCTACCCTTTCGCGTCACGCGTTGCCGCATGGCGCGCGGAGGATGGGTCAGCGGTCAGCTTAGGAAAACATGCGCCATTGAACCGTCGGGGAGCGAACCGCTTACGAAAGTGCGGTTCCAAAAATTGGTTTCGCGGGGCCTGCCTTTGGCCGAATCTTCATCTAGGAAACGAGTCACAAGCGCGAGAACTGCCGCGCGGTGGGTTTCGTCGCCTGTCAATTCGTGCGGGAATGGAATCACGATAGAACCGCGCGCACACTTTGCTTTAATGCGTGAACCGTTGCTATCGGTTGCGGGAAGATATTTTGTGTGGATTGCCTGCATGATGGATTTGATTTGATGGTTTAGGACAGGTTGAAGAGCGCGCGAAAGTCCGAATAGTCGTAACACAAGTCCGTCGCGAAGCGGTAGACACCAATGTCCTCCGCCCCGTCCGCGCGTCTGATCGTGACGAACTGCCACTTTTCGGCATGCATGATGAAAGGCTCTTCGAAGGCGCGCGCGCGTAGGAATTCCACAAGTTTCAAGCGGTAACCTTTCCCGTTTTGCGCGCTTCGAATTCCGCGCGATAGGCTTGGTGGAGGTCGTGAAGCTCGCGCAGGGTGTCCAGATCCGTGTAAATGTGGCGGTCTTGAAGATCCGAATAAATTCCGTCCAGATCGTCGCCTAGTAAATCGGACAGGGTGAGATATTGCCAACGAACCGGGAGCGGGAATTCCGCCTGAACGGCCGCGCGGTAAATACGGTAAGATTCGGAAACCTTAGACTCAATCTCCTCGAGGCGCGCGCGGAAGGTTTCTAGCGTCCAGCCTTCCTTAAGGGTACAGACTTTCCAACCAAATCCTTCGTTTCGAAGAACTTTCCCGTTTGAACGGATGGAATAGGAAGTTTTGAGCTGATCGAAGCGCGCAAGCTCTCGGCCGTTTTTGCTTAGGGTTGCCATAGTTTTGATGCGTTGGGATTTAGAAAGTGCAGCATCCGCAGCACGGTGCGTCTTCACAACGGCCGCGTGCATTGCGGGTGCCAGTCCAGCCGGATGAAGTCTTGACGCATACAAGACCGGATTCCTCCGGCATGTTTCCAGTGCAAGCGTTGCAGTCTATGCGCCAGACACGGCCGCGCTTGGTGACGGTGCCAAGGCCTGAGGGAACGTATTCGTGACATTGGACGCATTGTCCGGGATATCGGTTGATCATTGGATTGATGGATTGAGTTTTGATTTGATGGATTGAGATTGAAGAGACGCGTCAACCTACCGACGGCCGATAGATTGAAGCGGACCGTCAACCGGCCGTTGTGATTCGTTGCACCCGCTTTGCACCCGTTCCATGTGGCTTGAAACCGACAATGAATCCACGGTTGCCCTTGGCGCATAGGCGGCACTTGTCGCATGACAGGCTGTCAACGCGCTGCGCAGGACACACGACAACGCGGTTGCCCTCCGGTGTCGTGAATCGGTCCGCGCTGTCTTGTGGGACAACGGCCGCAACCGGCAAACCTAGCTTGGCAAGGGTGTCAGCATGCGACACCGAATTCGCGGACAGGTTGACAACGAAACCGCGCTCATTGGCGGACCGTATCGCGGACAGGTTATCTGGCGTCAACGGTTTGTGGGTATAGGTGAAACCGCGCTTGCCAGTGTTTGCTTCCGTCAATTGCGAAAGAGCGGTTGCGTCAATTGAGTCACCGACACCGGGCAAGTCTCCAGCTTGGTTGTGACGCCACAACTGCCCGGCCGGGAAAGAGCGGACCTTAGACAGGAAGGAAGACCAGTCAAAGCCGCGCTGTCCGCTTGTTACCTTTGACCAGTGAAGCGCAAGCGGACCGGAGTCCGCATAGCAACCGTCTTTCTTGAATGGACATGCATCACTGCAAGTGACGGCCGACGATGTGGAAACCGGAATAGGGCCGGTTTTCGCGTTTGAAGATTTGAGGGTGAGATGGACGTTCATTGGTGATTGGATTGAGGGTTAGAATTGAGAGGCGAAGAAAAGGAAGTAAAAGGCGTAACCTAGGACAGCGTATGTGATGCAAAGGGCTAGGAAGGAAGAGAGTTTGCGGAGCGCGGATTTCATTGCTGCGGACAGACTAGGGGAGAGATGGGAGAGAGTCAAAATAAATTTTGCTTTTCTTTTGAGAGAGAGTGAAAAGGGCCGGATTCATTGGGGAAAATGCGTGGTTTAGACGGTGTCAGGATTCAAAGTAGACAGCGTCTAAATTGGGAAGACAGGCCTTGCGAAAGACTACCTTGGATTGCAAGGTACTTGGCATGAAAGAGAAGCCATGGGAAAAGGCCAAGACTTTGTATCTGGCGGGGAAGTCGTGGAAAGCGATTTCAGACGAAACGGGACTAAATCAGTCAACGCTCATGAGCAAAGCCTCACGGGAGGATTGGACTAAGTTCAGGAAGGGGATGAGGGACACAATCTCTTCAAAAGAGATTCAATCCCTAGAAAGCCTGTCCGCTTTGGTCCGCTCAAAGTTAGCTGAGGACGCCGCCGCAACGATTGAAAGGATCGACAGCTATAACTTGGACGGGATAAAGGATGAAAGCGTGCGTGAGACTATTCTGGGCAGCGTGGCGAAGCGATCGGCGCTTGTGTTCGGGTGGAGCGAACAAGGGGAACAAGCGAGTGTGTCCATCAATCTGTTGGGTCAGATGCCGGATCGAAGCTCGGTTGAGGTCAACGTGAATGAGTCGCGCAGCTCGGACAGCAGCTCGGTTTAAAGTAAATATAACAGGTAATGTGCAACGCAGGGGAACTTATGATCAGCATAAGTTTTGCTTATGACAGAAAAGGATTGTTTTCCTAGGGGTTGGCACGATTGTTGACGTAGGACCTGGCACCCCCTTTGCGGGTGGGCTTCGTTTACGATACCCCCCTCAAAAATTTTCCACCTTTTTGACCATGATAAACAAAATCAAAATCGGTCAAACTGTATCTTTAACAACCGCTGAGAGGAAGTTGGCCCACTTCATCGCCAAGAATCGCAACGGCAATAATCGTCATTTCAACATTACCAATTTGAAGATCAGTGCGCAGGATTCTGCGACTGTGGATTTGGAGGGTATATGCGGCGAGATAGCGTTCTGCAAGTTGTTCAACGTGTATCCTGATCTGGATACCGACCGTGAACCTCCGCATCCGCTTTACGACGCGACAATTCCGCCAGCGCCAGGATATCGCATCGATGTCAAAACAACCAAGTACGAGACTGGAAAGCTACTAGTCGATGCGCGCAAAGGCCCGAAAACCGATGGCGTTGATTTCTATGTCCTAATGACCGGCTCATTCCCAGGTCCGTACACTTACCGTGGCATGATAGCGCGGGAGACGATCATCGCGCCTCATCGGATTGAGACAATTAAGGGTTACCGCTCATACGCCGCCATCCAATCGGAGTTGGTGGCCAACCCTATGGACGCCACATTTTAATTGACGCGATAAGCATTTCTATCGCTCCATCCCGCGTAACGACCTTAAGAGTTGCATTCAACTGGTCATTGAATGCCCCTGTCTAAGCGGCAATGACACTCCGCATCGGAAGCGGTTGGATAATCAGCCACCGTGTGGTGGATGGATAACCAGCCATAACGCAGATAACGTCGGTTTAATTTCATAATCTCATGTCTTGTCCTAATGTCTTCAACGCCTTTGCGGTGGCTACCGAGTCGCTCGCTCAGGACGTTTATAAACGCGCCTCGTACCGCTCGATGTGGCTCAACATGATTGAGCGCGGCGAGTATCCTCAAGGTACTGGTCTGACCCAGACCTCGTTCACCACCACCTCCATCGAGCCGACTGCGGCTGAGGAGTGGTCGGCCATCACGCTCGCCAGCGGCGAGAACGGTGGCGCTTGCGATGTCACCTACAATGACGTTCCGGTCGGCTATAATGCCGTCACCTGGAGTCCTGAGCGTTTCGCCCTCAAAGGTCCGCTCCTGTGTAAGGACGATCTGACCTTCGACCATCGCGTCGAGGCGTTCCTCCGTGTGTACTTGGAGAAGCTCTCGATCCGCGCTCAGCGCACTTGGGAGACTCGTTACCAGAACACCTTCGCCAAGTTCGCCATCAAGGCTGTGGCCGACTCGTCCTTCACTCAGGTTGAGACGATTCCGTCTGGCGTGAATGAGTTCCCCTGGATTCAGACCGGATCGGCTGGTCAGGCGCTCAATCAGTCCACCTCCGAGCTGACTCAGGAGATGCTCGATGTCGCCGCCGCCACGCTGATCCGTAACGGCGCGACGAATCCTGACAGCTCCGGCTTCATCAGCTACTCCAGCGATGGTCCGATCTTCCCGCTGTACATCGGCTTGGAGGCTTCGCAGCGCATCGCTCAGAACAACCCCGCGTTCCGTGAGGATCTGCGTCAGGCTGATATGGGCAGCGGCAGCGGCGCTGAGTTGCTCAAGCGCATTGGCGCGAATCGGGTCATCAAGAACTTCCGGCATGTGCCGAATCTGTTCCCGCCCCGGTTTACCTATGCCGGTGGCAAGTACACGCTGGTTCAGCCGTTCACCAGCTCCAGCGGCACGAAGGGTACGGTGTTCAGTGTCAACCCGAGCTGGACGACCGCTCCGTTCGAGGCTGCGTTCATTGTCACTCCGTATGTGTTCAAGTCGCACATCGTGCGTCCTGTGAACCGCGTTGGCGACTTGAGCTGGATGCCGACCAACTACATGGGCGAGTGGCAGTGGGTGACTGGTGCCTACAAGCTCGATGTGGATTGCGCTGATCCGCTGGAGAAGAAAGGTCAGCATTACGCTGAGTTCATTCATGCGTCGGAGCCTGTTTTCACCAATCAAGGCATGACCATTATCTTCCGCCGTTGCACCGGCGCGCTCACACAGATCATCTGCTCGTAATTGAGCTAATAATTCACAGACCCGCAGGTCGAAAGGCTTGCGGGTTTTTTGTTTTCACGCATCATTGCGGCTCGGTTTAGTTTTGTAGTGTCAATGTGTTCACCCCTCATCAGCGTGTTGCGCGCTGGTGGGGGGTTTTTGGCATTGACAGAGTAGGCCACAAAGTGATGCTCCCCGTATGCCGGTATTTACCATCCCCGAAGGCGTTGAAATCCCCGAGAATCTGAAGGAAGGCGAGGCTTTCCAGACGATGGCGACTATCGTTCTTGGCAAGGGCGGCAAGGCTGAGGTCATCGAGATTGATGGCATGGTCATTCCAGGCTACGAGAGTAAGAAGTCCAAAGGCAAGAAGATGGCCGAGCGCGGGGAGGATGAGGAGTACGAGGAGGAGGAGGAGGTTGCGGAGGGCGGCGGCGGGGAGGGTTTCATTGCCGAGGTGATGCGCCGTGGTTCTGGTCCGATGGCCTAAATTGTAAATCGATATGCCAAACATCACATGCGACGAGGCGGAGACGCTGATCAATGAGGCGGCGTCGCTGGGATGTCGTTCTCCGTGGGAGATTGAGTTGGCGAAGCTGGCTCTGGAGAATCGCATTGCCGCGTATCTTCAGGGCGGTGGCGCGACGCGCGGAACGTATCGGAGCGTGAGCGCGACGGGTAATGTCACGAGTGGTGATTATCTTCTGCTCTGCGATTCAACCGCTGGAGCGGTGACGGTTACGTTGCCTCCGGCTGCGCTTGTTCCGGGTCGGATCTATGTGTTCAAGCGGATCAATGCCGGTGCGAACAACGTGGTTGTTGACGGCTATGCGTCGGAGACGATTGACGGGGCGACGACGTACACGCTGAGTTCTCAGTGGGCTGGCGTGACGGTTATGAGCAACGGAACCGCTTGGTTCATCATCATCTGATATGGCTAACATCTCCTGCGCGGAAGCTGCTAATCTGATCGCCGAGGCTTACGGCGCTTCGTGCAAGAGTCCGCGCGAGCGTAATCTGCTGGAAATTGGCCTACTCTGGGAGGCTGCGACGCTTGGCGGAACGGCTGACATCACGGCGGACAACACGGTGATTACGGCTGACAGCACGATCATCACGGCGGACATGACCGAATTTCTGTAACTCGAAAAACAAATTATTTAATCAGATATGGCAAAGCAAACGATCAATATCGGAACAGCTCCGAACGACGGAACGGGAACGCCGCTGCGGACCTCGTTCGATTACTGCAATCTGAACTTCACGGAGCTGTACACGGCAGTCGGCCCGAGCGGCAATAACATCGTCGTTCCTGGCTCCGCCACCATCACCGGCGATCTGACGGTGGATACGAACGTCCTGAAGGTCGACACGTCGAACAATCGGGTGGGTATTGGGACGGCAAGCCCCACTTCCGATTTGGACATTTTCCGTGCAAGCGGCAGCGGAATCACCTCTGGTATCTCACTGCGTACTGCTGCCGGTGCTGGCGGCGGTTCATTCATCAAATGGCTTGGTGCTGGCAGCAACGAAAAGGTTGCTCAGATTGACGGCGTTCTGAATGGAACCGATGTCGGCTATCTGTCGTTCCAATGCGGTAACGGTGCTGATGCGATGGCGGAGCAATACCGAATCGCTTCAAACGGCTTGTTCACATGGTTCGACGGCGCAGGCGGCACCCGAATGACCCTGAACTCCACGGGGCTGGGCATAGGCGTTACGCCGAGCGCGTGGAATAACTCATACAACGTCCTTGACATCGGTCAGAATGGTTCGATTTCTGGCCGCACATCGACGAGCAACCAAGTTGACATCGTTTCAAACGGTTTCCGCAATGCTGGCGGCACTTGGGTTTACAAGCTGGCAACGTCGAATACTGCCGCTCGTTATTTGATTGATGGAAGTGTTGGAGCGCATTCTTGGTACAGTGGTGTCGCTGGAACGGCTGGAAATACCATTGCTGGTTTCTCGACGGCAGCGATGACGCTCGACGCGAGCGGGAATCTGTTGGTGGGGACGACGAGTGCCGGTGGCAACCGACTCAATGTTCAGACCGCTTCTGGTGATTGCACCACGCTGATCAAGTCTCAAGCTGCTAACGTCAATTCGGCAATCGACTACGTTTCCAGCTACGGAAACCACACCATCCGAAAGAGCGGAACCGCTGTTTGGGATTTCGGCGTCATTAATGACTCGTCTGCAACTCCTGCGTTTAAGATTTCAAACGCTTCCGCAGTTGGCGTTCAGCTTGTCTCAGGTGCCACCGCTTGGACCACGCTGTCCGATGAAACGGTGAAGGATATCATCGAGCCGATTGGAAACGCCGTCGCTAAGGTTGGTTCGCTTCGTTCTGTCATCGGTAAGTTCAAGACCGACAGCGAAGGCACTCGCCGCTCGTTCCTGATTGCTCAGGATGTGAAGTCTGTGCTTCCTGAAGCGGTCGATGTGGTGGGCGACAACAACGAGCTTGGCCTTCGCTACACCGAAGTCATCCCGCTGCTGGTTGCCGCCATCAAGGAACTCACCGCCCGTGTTGAAGCTCTGGAAGCCTAATCCATACCACCATGAACATCTCTTGGATCATCGAACGCCTTCTCGTTAAGCCGACCGAAGGCAGTCTCACCGATGTCGTCATCACCGCCGACTGGCGTTGCAACGGCTCGCAGGATCAGTACAGCGGCACCTGCTACGGCAGCGCGTCGTTCGCTCCGCCGACCGATAACTTCACGCCGTATCCCGATCTGACGCAGGATCAGGTTCTCGGCTGGTGCTATGCCAACGGCGTGGACAAGACCGCCATCGAAGCGAACGTGACGCAACAGATCGAGAACCAGATCAACCCGCCGATCATCGCTCCGCCGCTGCCGTGGTTGCCGCCGGTTGAAATCGTTCCGCCGATGTTGCCGCAGGTTGAGCCGCCGCTCGTCAATGCGGAAACTCCTGTCGCCGCTGTTGACGAGCAGCCGGTTGTTTCGGATGCTCCGGCGGCATGATTAAAATTGAACTGACCATCGAACAAACCAACACACTGCTGCAACTCGTGGAAATCGCAATGAAGGCTGGCAACATCAACAATGTGAAAGCCGGACTTCCTCTCTACGATCTGATCCTTGACGCCGCTAAGGCTCAGGCTCCGCTCGCTAACTAACCATCACGATGACGGACCACCACGCTTTCATTCGAGATATCTCAATCGGCGTCGGTGGTCCGATCATCGGTATTCTGGGGAACGCGGTATTTTCAGATCCGAATCTCAAGACTGCCTCATTGGCACTTGGCGCGTTCGCCGCGCTTCTTACATGCGCCGTGAAAGCAGTAGAACTCTATCGCAAACTCAAAAACGACAAATGAACGCCAATATTTCATCCCTCCTCCGCCACGGTCTTAGCGCGCTCGGCGGTTTCCTCGTTGCCAAGGGGTTGGCCAGTGCTGATCAGGTTGCCGAGATTGCTGGCGCGACTGTCACTCTGCTCGGTGCTGTCTGGTCGATCTGGAAGAATAAGCAATCAGCCGCTGCCGCACCCGTCAAACAGACGGAATGAACTTCTTGGCCGACTTGGTGATGAAGTTGGTCATTTGGCTTCACGCGCTGACGACCAAGGACATTTCAAGTGAAGACGCAAAGAAACAACCTGATCTTAAGCGCGGTCTTCTTGATCGTGTGCGCGAGCATGAGCGTAAGCTGCGCGAGCAGAGTGATTTACGTCCCCCACGGTGAGCCTATACGCCTCGCTGAGAGCGTTGAAGCAAAGGTTTGGACTGTTGACGCCAGCGGCAAAACGGTGCGTAGTAAGAACCGTATTACCATCCATGAGGGCTGGTATGCACTCCCAAAGGAATGAGCAATAACGCACCATATAAAGGTTCTCCCGCTGTCCGATCATCCGGCAGCGGACCTTACAGGCAGTCTCCGCCGCCCAAGCCGCCGGTTCGACCTGCACCAGCGCCGGTTCCTAGCGGTAGCGGTCCGTATCGAGGTGGTAGCGGTCCGTATCGCGGTAAGTAATTTAAACGAAAATCCCCCGGTGGTAATGAAAACCATCGGGGGATAATTGTTTCGGAGAGTGGTGTCAGCGTCCTAACGACTTCATCACGCTGGCAACAAAATCCTCGCTCTTCGCGGCATTCGCATTTGCCGGTCGATAACCTCCAGATGTCGCCTTCGAGGTGACTCCAGGTTCGCTTCCTCGATACTTCGATAGCTCAGCCTGCAAGCGCTTGTTCACCTCAACCTGAGCATAGAGCAGTTCGCGGTACTTTGGCGCGGCAGCAGCCCAAAGGGCAGCCTTGGCAAGATCCTCCTCGCTGTTCTCACCATTGAAGATTTGCTGGGCAAGGCTAAGTCGGCCATTCAGCTCGGTGTTCCATTCCTCATCGTTCTCACGCGGCTCAAAGATTTCGAGCGAGCGAGCGTCGGTGGAAACCTTCTGCCAGGTCTTATTGGCCGACTCCAATGCAGCCTTCGTACCCTCCTCGTTGTCCTGCTTGTACTTGGAGATGACCGCATCGTAATCAGCCTTTGCCTCGGTCAACTCTGAAGACCGTTCGCCATTGATTTCGTCGTACTTAACAATTAACGCACCGAGCTTGGCCTTCTTGGACGGCGAAAGACCCTCAACAATGTCGTCGATCTGCGAGTTGCGATAGTCGCTATCGGGTGATTTCAGGAGCGAAACAAGCCGTTCACCATCGGTTCCGACAAGGTTCTTCACCGAATCGAACACGCCGGTAATCTTGCCCTCGTACTTCTTGATGAAGTCAGGATGACGCTCGATGTCCAACAATCGGACACGCTCGGAAAGCGCGTCACGCTCCTCCTGCAAGGTCTTGAGCTGCGATTCGAATTGAGGGTTGGTAGACTTACCAGCCTTCAGCTCGTCCAGTTGTTTGGCCAACTGCGCCTTCTCCTCCTTGATCTTTCGGAAAGCATCAGCCGCTTTCGTGGACTTGATTGTCTCAGGAATGTCCGCGTCGTCCGGCGCTGCTGGGGCGGCGGCGGGGGTGGGTTCAGTAGCGGTCTTTTTGGAGAACATCCGCTCAATATCCATCTCGGATTTACTGAGCTTGGGCGATGTATTGTCAGCCTTCTGCGGAGCGGCGGTAACTGCTGGCTTCTCAGCGGGAGTCGCGTTATCAGCGCCGATTGCCTTGAAAGCATCGATGAACGAGCTTCCAAAGTCTGGAGTCTGGCCGTTACTGACGACAGGTGAGTTCAGTGGTTCTTCCATATTTTAAGATTTAATACTGTTTTTCAAAAGTTGCTTCAGGTTCTTTCGCTGTTTCAATTACGCCCAATTTGCGGAGGTTTTCAAGACAATGCGCGTAGCCAGCGGTTACACCGGCAGCGAAAATAATGTCCGATTCCTTGCTTCCATGAGACGGCATCGGCACCGGGATTGATTCCGAAACAATGCGAATGGCCATGCGAAGGATCGGATTTCGCATAATCGCAGCAAGTTCTGCCTGCTGGCCCTCGTTCTGCCAATCGCTCAGGTTTACCTCAGGCAGATTCAGTAGGTCCTGCTTCGCCTGTTTGCTCGGGTTCTTCGTCAAGCCTCTTAGCCAGTTCATTGTACTTTGATTTCTTGTTTCGTTTCAGTTTATGCCGCTCGGGAATCGGATCGAGAACGTCAGTCAGCTTTGGAGGGTTCTCCTTGTTGACGACATCGCGCTTCGGTCGAATCACCTTTGTCACCTCAAGCAAGTCGGCCAGTGGCAGCTTCATGTAGCCGCAATCCACATCGTTGATGCCGTATGAGATGACGAAGTGATTCTTCGCGCTGTCAAAGAAAGCGCCGCACGGGAACACGACCGCAGGCAATCCTGGCCACCAGTCCTGCTGATTGGTGCCGGTAAGAAGCGGCAGTGTCGTCATGCGAGCAATGCGGAATGGAGCCTTAGCTTCGAAAGCGTACGCACCCATGTAATACCGGCGTTTATTGTTGATCCAGGGCAGTGAGCTATGGAAGAAGGTCCAGTACAAGCCGTCGCAGAGAATGGGATTCGTTCCACCGCGAACCTCTCCGAATTTCCAGAGCGGATTGAACTCCTCGGTGACATATTCGGCATCCTTCTCTAAACGCCCATTAAGGCGCACAACGACATGAGGATTGGCCGAATACACCATGTGCGGCGCATTGTCGTGGACGAAGTAGAGCCAGTTCTTCTCATGGCCATCGTTGATCATGGCCTGCGCGTAGTTGTTGCCGTAGATCGGATCGAACCGACCCACGTTCAGGAACTGCTTATCGAGCAGGAACATCGCCTGATGCGCGTAGCTTTTGAACGGAACGAACGTGCAGCAGCTCACGCCGTACTTGTCGCCGAACTTCACGACACGCGGATCTTCGAACTGCTCGTTCGGGTAGTTCGAGGTGAGCTGGAGGATCGACTTTTTTGTGGCTCGTAAATCTTTACTCAGCTCGAAGGCAACAATGTCGTTCTTCTCGGTGTAAACGTCCTCGTCCTTCTCGCGCTTGTTGCGGCAGCGACGTGCGAAAAGCATGATTCGTCCATCTGCCTCCTGCATGATGGCTGGATTGAAGTAATACGTCCCGGTTTCAGCCGGAAGAACGATTTTGCCAACCTCCCAATCGGTCTGTTCGGCCAGCTTGGGGACATCATTTTTGGCGTAGCTCATTAGAAACTCGGCTGCGAATTTGACTTCGTCGTACAGTGAAAGCCAATGGTCGCGCTCTTCGCGGACCTCGGTCAGATGTTCCTCATTCTCTTTAGTTCGAATCTCCAGCGTCTTGCGGAGGTCTTCGATCTGCATGAGAAGATCGGCATGACCATCGCCACCGTTTGCAAATCGTTTGAGCGCCTTGAGGCTGATGTCTCGGATGATGTCTCTCATCATGGATACAAGTTTGTGTTCTCCTGCGTCGCCAATCTTGGAAGAATTCCGTAAAAATTCATCCTAGGCATCGAGTCAACCAGCATCTGAATGTCGATTGGACCCCAAACCTTTTGGTTCGTTTCGAGGAGCTTACAAGCCCCCTCATAGTTTACAAGATATGCGTGGGTACACATGCCCCGAACTAGCTTGTAAAGGTTGGCGGCAATGTAGCCATGATCCTCAATCGGATCAGCGCAGCAGCTTCCAAGGTAAACGACATGCCAGTCGTTCGGAACAAATTGAAGGTTATCGTTGGCCAACGCCTTCCAGCTCTTATCAAGAAACTCAACGTCGTCCTCAACGATCAGAAAGGTGCGATGATCGGTCAGTTTGGCCTCAACCATCCATTTAATGGCCGACCATGCAGAGAAGTGGCTGAGTCCGGCGACGATGGTTTTAACCTTCACCTTCTCCTTTTCCCGACTGTGGTAGTAGTCGGTCGAGATGCCGCAGTTATGCGAGCGAAAGCCATAGATCGGAACTGCATCAATTCCGAATGACTTCATGTATCTGACGCATCGCTTCTCCTTCTCGCTCTCAGGTTTTGAGATGATGAAGGTCGGTGTGTTCTCGAAATCGACTCTCATCGGTTTGGAAGGATGTAGATGATTCCACGCCGAGCGCCTGTGCATCGGCTTGGGTGGTTGTAGTAGTAACTGTAGCCGTACTTTTGCGTCAGCGTCTTTGCTCGATAAATCGCGTCCAACTTCTCCTTGATGTAGCCAAAGCAGATGTCATGGCCATTGTAACTGTCGTAACCAAGGTGTCCGGTTGGCTCTTTGAAGTCGTGGATGGCAATTACCGGATGCAGGTCGTACCGATTGATTGCCTCAAGCTCTTCAAGCAACGGCAGGTAGTCGTTCCAGTGCGCGTCGAGAAAGAAGATTGTGTCGTGTCCAACCCCGTGATGCGGGATGAACCAGTTCATGCAGGCATCGCTACTACCCTCGAACATCTCAACATGGAGCTTTTCACGCTTAAACTTCTCCTTAGCTCTTTCAACCAAGTCGTGATTAAGCTCGCATGAGACGGTCTTCAGGAAGTTCTTGGCCAACCAAGCGGTTGTGTCGGCTTCGTGAGTTCCGGTTTCAACCGCAGTGGTAAGTTCGAAGCGTTCCTTGAGGTAGAGAAACTCCTGCTCGATGAACGTGTCTCCGTTGAATGGTGAACCCATATTTTAGTCGGCTAGAATCATACCCTCTTGATCGGCAACACGCGGAAAAATGGTGAAGCAGTTCAGGTGCTGCCTGCTGTTGAAATACATCTGCAAGTCAATCGGAGCATAAATCGCCTCGTTGGTTTCGATCAGCGTCTTCAGAGCTTTCTTTCTGACGATGTAACAGTGGGTGCAGAGCGGCATCCCCTCGAACAGATTGGAGTCGTACTCGCGGCTAATCTTGCCATGCGCGCAGCATGATCCTGGATAGAGCAAGTCCCAGTTCTCCGGCAGTTTTGTCAGCGCGCGTTCAACCGTCTCTCGCCAGTGCGGCCTGAAGAGAACGTCATCCTCAAGCACCATCACCATGTCGGGGGTCTTTGGATCGAACTCTAGGGCGTTCCAGAGCATCCAATGTGACATTGTGCATCCGACATGCTTGGCGCAGATCAGATATCCTGAGCCGGGATTATCGACCTCGTACGGAATACTCGCCTTCAGGCCAGACTTCTTTCCATTCAGGCCGTAGAAGATCCGATAGTCCGAAATGCCAGCGGCATTCAGATTCTCTTTTAAACGCGGGATACGCGGCGAACC